CGTGGACGGATTAGATGAAGCTGCTGTTATGTCGTTAATCGTCCAAATATATAAATCACAAAGATCTGTAAAATCGTCAAAGCTGGTCCCCGCGGCAATCACAGTAGTCGCGGACGTATTAAAGAGCCTCAACATAGGCTTGGTACAGATGAAGTCCAGTGTAATCTCCACAGGCTTGTTCTTGTTTGGATTTATAATTGCTGACCCCTTCGCTTGGCTCAAATAATTGAGACACATTTGCCGCCAATTGGTAGCATCACTAGCGAAGTTCGTCATCATTGTCAACAAAGTACTGTTATATCTCCCATACACTTGTGGCGACAATAACACGCGTCCTCTATGAAAAGGCATACCTGAAACAACTGCACGTAAATGCAAATTACCTCTAAAATGCGCATATTGCCTCAACTTCGCCCTAACGGAAGGCACCTTAGACCAAAGATCGTGAGGTACTATATTAAGGGTAAGGGCGCCACTACTTATAGCAGTAGCATAAATCTCGACGGGACGTTCAAAAAACTCGTTCAGGTTCGTAAGGTGCTCCTGTCCTTGATTCGTATTACGAGAGCGTCCCAAGCTCTGGGTGATCATTTCTGTTGCACTATCTATCATGGTTTCATCCACTTTAACCTCACTTGCTGTGCCTTCAGGTCCTAAAATACCTGACTCCGTGACTAACTTTAACCTAGTCATGACATCATCAAACCATTCATCAATTTCTGGTTGATGTTCATTCGCACCACTAAATGCAACTGATTCTAAGGAACTTATTGGCTGCGCTAACTCATTGGCAACGGCTTTCGTCTTCACTAATAAGTCGAACAGCATTTCTCTGCGTTCCGTCTCAGGTATCGTGCCAATATTCACATCTTCAGCATTACGCAGAGCTATACGTAATTGCTCTGCTGGTGTCGGAGGAACATCAGCAAAATCTTCGGCTTTACCCGACTCTGTACGCAATCTAGTGTTTGAGAAAGCTCTCGCACGTGCTTTTCTTTCACATCTCTCGAAAAAACGCTTAGTCAAAATGAGTGACTCAAGCTCCGATAAAACTTTTATAGCTTCATCAATCTTATTGCGTTCTATGGGATCCATACACAGCATCTTGCGTTCCTGGAGCTCCATCATGTCCATTTTGAGGTATCCTGAATCACTAAAAATTGTTTTACCTATTGCAGCAATACGATTCTCAATTCCGTGAGGAGTGAGGCTATCATCAACTTTCTCATCGATATCTTCGCTATTACTCTCTACTGTTAGCATCGGATGTGCCTGTAGAAAGTATTTTGCCTTCTCATCAAACAAGAACTTATCATTAAAGAACGCATAGTTGGAATCGTCCTCTCCTAATGTTTTGGACTTAATACTTCCCATGATATCCCAATACGTGGGCAAAGCGACTTCACTACCATCGTAATAATGATCCTCCAATAATTTCTTCAGATCGAATCTAAAAAGCTCAAAGGCTTGTTCATCCAAATGAAGAGTCATCTCCCAAAGAACCGAGGTTACAGTTGACTTCATTTGAAAAGCTGCAGTCACACTGTTTGAAGGAATAGTCCACGACAAGGCTCTATATATCGAATCTAGGGCCAATGGCGCAACGTACATCTCAAGATCCTTACGGTAAACAAAACGCCGTTTAAGGAATTCAATTTCATCCCACGAATAGCTTACTGGGTGTAAACCAGATTTCGAAGGAGTCGTGAACTCAACTCCCATTAGATCCATAAAAAGAGCTTCCTTGGTGACATTATTATAATATCTAATAGCGTAGTCGCTTATAGATTCGTTATTGTCATCCCCATAATTACGAGGCATCACATGCTTGAAGTAATCTTTCTTCTTCAGCTCTGGAATGCTCTTCCACACGGTAACGCACATCAGCAAGAGCTTTATGCAGTTCAACTCTGCCGTACCATAAGTGCCACTAGTTTGAATACCTGGCATTAAGAACAAGTCCTTTAAGACGTGCACCAATGGAAACAAGCGGTCGGATAATAGCCCAACAACAACGTTACAAGCTTCATCATTGTAGCCAAACTCCTTGCATATAGCATAAACAATAGAACAGGCACCCCACGAAATTTCAAAAGGCGGGCGAACATCAAACTTACTCATATCGCCTGCACTGAAATATTTCGAGAAACTCTTCATTTGTCTGATGAGGTCATCAGCCTCACAGTGCATATCTATTCCTATGGCACATCCGAAAACATCATTGTGTTCAACAAGAAGTGATAGAACTGGAGACAACCACATTCTGTCTAGGATCAATTGATCAAGGGGCGAAATATAAAATAGACGAGTTTTCCCCGCCTTAACTTTCTCACTATCTCTTGCCTCATCTTTAAGATGTCCGGTGGCAATGAAATTACCAACTTCTCTCTTCTCATAGTGCTTAATAACTTCAGCCAACCTAGCCCTCACCTCAGGTGTGGGCTCACGCCAGACCTTTTCATCATCAACTAGAGGTATATTGTCTTTCTTTTTACCCTTAAAGCCGTACCCAACGCCCGTAGAGGCGTTAATCCTTTTTATGAACGGGTCGTCAGGAGCACCATTAATGGCAACTTCCATCGTAAGGGGCTCCAATTTCGTCAACCCTTTTTGCTTGAGACCTTCTACAATATGACGGGTCACATCTTTTGTAGCCTCTACAACTAAGGATAATGGTAAACTCTTTGTCTGCCTCACAATATCTTTCAAAGCAACGTTTATGGGGGATACCCATTCTCCATTGATAGTGACAGCCTGCATGAGAGGTGGAAGGTACTTGATTGTTGGTGAAAAATTTAGTCTCTTGAGGAACAAGGCGTCAAGCTCCTTCCAGAACTTAGTAGGAGTGAGACGTGACTTGCCCTTCGCTAGAACATCGCCAGACAAGCGGCCAAAATACTCAACTCCATGAAGAGTCTCGTATCGAACCACAGACTTTGGTAACGGACTATGCAAACTCTCAGTGACTACATTTATTTCAGGACTAGCAGAAAACACGGGTAACAAGCCCACTTGCTTCTGTAACTCCAATACAGCACTTGACAATACATCCCTGTCTAGGACCAAGCCAAAGACACGGGTGTCACCTTCACTTCCGGCAACATGAATGCCAGCCACGACTGATCCAGAATTCTTCCTGACAACTATAGGTTGCCCACAATCTCCTGGTTTATGCCCTGGTAAATCGTAGGCCCAAACATCTTTAAATGAAATCTCACGTCCAGTAATACCATTATGTGCAGTTAAAGTCGTATACAGAGCTAAGAACCTATTTTTTCTCCCATGAGAAAAACCTTCATATTCCCGCTCTGGGTAGTCCTTTAGCCCTATGTGCTTGATAATGTCTTTAAATCTCACTTTGCTTAGTGCTACCAAGGTTAAGTCATTACCTATGTCATATCTCACTATCTCATCAGCCTCAGTAACCAGCCAGTTCTCACAATTAGTGAGACTACCCGTTGAGGAGACCCTCAAACGGGCTGACTTCTCACCTCCAAACACATGAGTGTTTATTAGGGCGATGTTTCCACAAAGTCCTAAAATGTAAGTTGTGTCTTTCTCCCCGACCCTACACGCTCGTACATTACGAGATATGGTGTTCCATAGCGCCTCGGGGTCGTCCTTGCATACTGCTTCTGAACTAATGGGAACTTGCACATTGTATTTCTTGGTAATCTTATTGGGAATACGCTTGTACGAAGTACCGCATGCAGAGGCATTCTCAAAGGATTCAATCTCCTCATCATGCTCACTAGGAGTTAGGAATGACGAACATGCTTCTGTCGACACATCTTTCTTGTCTTTGCGACGAGAGTAATCGACAACTACCTTCAACGCATACACAGCAGCTATAAAAGTCGCCGAATGCGCAGCAAAATGCCAATACTTGGAATCCACGGACTTTACGTATTCCTCCGACCTGCCCCAATAATACTGACATAGTTGCCTAGCAGCACTCTTCTTGTGTAGTACTGCTGTTGACAAACTATCAAAAAACAAGTGTGGAGGTGTCATCCTAAACATAATGTAAATTGTAGATAGCAACAGAAACAAAGTTCCTTGATAAGTGGCTTTTGCTGTAGCTCTGCCCCAAAACATGAACTTGGGAATAGACTCTTCCGTGAATGCATGATACTTCTGATAGACCTTGGTACAGACTTTCTTAATACCAGGCCAAATACCTTTAGGCTCCATTCGATACCGAGCAGCGGGATCATATACACCACTCTCAGTAACAATGCTGGCAGCTATCTCTAGCTTCACCTCACATCTATCCGGGCTCCATTCCTCGCTTTTCAAATCGGAAAAATCTAATTCTCCTGAGAATCGAGATGCACTCTCTTGGAAATCAGATAAATCATAATCTCCGGAGTGCCTACCGAAATCGTATCCTTCCCCGAAATTTGCGTCAAATCTCGGTGCTATTCTTTGCGGAGGATCGGTCAGATAATTACTTGGATCAAAATCCCCATTTTCTCTTCGCTGTAGCAGCCAAGACTGGGCATTATCATGTCTCTGACTGATATCCATAATTAACTTTGTAAACTCAGTGATGTTGAGACGATCTCCCAACGGACGGGATGCTGATTCTATATTATCTTTCGGCTCTAACCTATAGACGTTAAACAAAAACGGGTCCATAGGACGGGCAGCAGCGGCAGCCTTCTCTTCATCCAAAACTCCATCCACATTGGCGAAGTCTGGATGAACAATTTGTTCAACATAATAAAATCGTCGTCTGTAAGCAGCCGGGTTAGAAAACAATACTGACATGTTTAAGTCGGGATTGTTAGTTTCTAAAACAACCGCTTCGAATTCACACCATAACTTATTTTTGTCCTGAAAGGCACAAGGGAGTAGAAAAGGCTGAGGATCCATAATAGGCAATAGTCCTAACAATTCTTCATCTCCTTTTCTTGCAACAATGTTCGGGTGCAAACTCCCTGGTTCAGGGACATGCAAATACGGCTGACTTGGAGGGTTAAGTCCATCATAAAACTTCTCCGCAACGTTTTTGTGGTAAATCATGTTAGGATGGAACTTTTCTTCAGGACGCACAGCATTGTGAAAACAATTAAAAATATATTCTGGTGAATTAGACTTTCCACATCTAGGTTTGCCATAAAGTAAAAATCCTATCGGAGCACGTCTTCTAGTATTCTTATTCGCATCACGAGCCTCTAAAATGGCAGCATGCAACTCGTTTCTCGTCTTCCGAAGAATCTTGATAGTGTCCTTCGTCTTATCGGCATCTTTAATATAAACATCGACAGATTCAACAAGAGCTGTCGCAGCTCTGATGAAGGTACCGCGCTCCATGCATCCTTCGACTTTTCTTCCAGCATACAACTTTTGACTAGCGTAAATTAGCTTTTCCATTTCATCTTGCATACTTCTTATAGGAGTAGTGGAGAACAAAGCCTGATGAAGGGTTATTTCTCCCATCCATACTTTCTCTCCAGCTCGAAGCATTAGCATCACACTATTAACCACACCTTCTATCAATGACATGACGGTTGTAGTTTGAGGTCTTCCCAACATCTTGGTGATCTTAACTCCATAATCTTTATTAAAGAATCGTAAAGAGGCGAGAGAAACTAAGAATTGGCGAATTGCTTGAAACAACTTGCCATCAATAAATCTCACAAAGATCTCTACAGCCGCAGCAATATGATCGCTCGGCATAGTTTTACCAGATTCAGTCACAATCTTCTGCAATAAGAACTGGGAGAACAGTTGGCGTACTTGGCGAAGAAAGCACGAAACATAGCTCTCTACATGCACTCCAATTGCTCGAGCACATTGATAAGTGGCAGCAACCACATCTACAAAATTTCTCGCCCGACATAATTGGTACACGTACGTAAACACAGGACCGAAAAATTCTATGTTGGCAATAGCACCTAACTTCTGAGAAATAATCTCAAAATAACTATTCATCTTATGGGTGCCCCGCTCAACTTGCTTCTTCAGAGAAAAGGGAGAATTGTTCATTTCCTCATGTTCCTCTTTAAAAATTGCATCACACGAATCTATCCAATGCTGTTTGCGACGAATTTCATCAAAAGGCTCTTCTGTTTTTATTTTCTTTGCCTGTTCATAAAACCAGGCTATTTGTCCTTCATCTGAAACTTCTTGTCCAGCCTCAGTACGGTTACGGTATGATCGTCTCTTACGAGCAGCGCCAGAAGATGTGCTCAAAGTATAAACGTGGTTGTCATTAATCTTTACTTCAACATCTTTTCCGTCGAGGTAAGCTCTAATTAATTCTTCTAAACCAGTAAGAGAATTATCATCTAAACCAATACCAAGGTCAAGCAACTCACGATCATTCATGAGTCGCAATCTGACCTCTTCCTCCAAACTAAACTGAGGAACAAAATCAGTGTTCTCAATCTCGTTATTTATTGCTGCAGGCGGCGGTTGAGGAACCACCTGAGGAATCTCGCTTACGCCTGTGGGCGCTCCAGCTCCGGACTCAGACGGAGAAGGACTAGGGGTGACGTCTTTTGGGTAAACAGCTCTATTATCCATATTTGTAATCACTTAAGAAAAAGGTTTTATTTGCTGTTTCCGACTGGGCTGTTGACTACGGTCAACGAAGTCACCAAATTTCTTAGATTTCGAATCCTTAATTCTAATCAAGAATCAAAACATGCAGGACTCCCGGGGGAGCCACACTCCGAATTTATAGCTTAGTCCTCAAACATAGCTTTAGCTACACGGTGTCGTGGGATGACGTCGGTTAACCCACTAGACCATGCGTTATTACTAAGAATCCCCTAACCTAAACATCGCAGGTGATTTCGACTACGCAAAATCTGTGATCATTAAAAGAAATGGCCCGAGTATCATCCAGGTTACGCTAAAATAGCGCTCCTGGCTAAACTCGAAAAGTATTGTCGCTTAAAACGGAAGAAGGAATACTCCTAGCACTCCTCCAACTACCTAACTAAAACGGGACATAACAATCATAATACACAAGACCCCTTGTATCGGACCTTGCATGTTATAAGAATCAATCAATAGAAAAATATCTTCTAAAAATGAAATAACGGCTCATTCAAAAACCATAGCTGATTAGTCAACAACGATTTTACAATCAGCTGCTCGTCTCTACATTCATCATCGTAGAAACGCTTCTCTCAAAGTTTCCTTAACGAATAAGGCTTCTTGACCTATAATAGACTTCAGTCTTCTTGGGATAGTCTGTCTTTCTTCTCTGCCACTTCATTGGGCTCTAGAGAAACTTTACAGACCTCTCTTGCATATATATAGGGAGAGGATAGGTGAACGGTAATTACGTCCGAACACCAATAAAGACAGCATTTCTGGTAATCAAGTCCAGAAACCTGTCAACAACAAATCAACTCAAAGGACTTAAAACTCAACGGCCCTCATGGCCAATTGCCAGTCGACTCTGAAAACGTCGAATCGATCTGGCTAGTACGATAACGTACTTAATGGTGAGTTATACACCATGAATCAACTTTTTGTTTGGGATCGGAATCCGATCTAAATGAAAACTAGTAATCAAACTCAAGACGTGCGCGCTCGTGATGGGCGCACTACTCAAGGATGACTAGAAATATAACACCTAGATCAATATGGACGGGGGG